CAAGTCCATCTCCATCTGCATCTGCTGACGGTTACGCTCATCCTCAAGCTGGAACTTAAGCTGGTTCTCTTGGGCTTGGTACTCCTGTTTAGCCTTCTCCAGTTCAATCTGACCCTGAATCTTAGCTTGCTCAATCTGCTGTTGCATCTGCATTTTCTGTGCTTCTGCTTGCATCTTGGCTTGCTCGATCTGCATCTGCATTTCCATCTTCTGTTGTTCAGGGCTAGGTGGCTTGGGTTGTCCTTCTGCCATCTTCGCTTGCTCACGGAACTTGTCAGCGGTTTCGTCAATCATGCCTTCTAAGCCTTTACCAGCCTTAAATGCGGTGACACCAAACTTCAGCATCTCGACCAACATAGGGGTAAGTTCAGGTGTCATTTGTGCCGCTGGTACTGCTTGCGATAAGAACCCACTCATAGCGGATAGGAACTCTAGACGGTCAGCCTTTTCCTGCTGTTCGTCTTGGAATATCATCGAGTCGCTGGTCACCTCAACACGGAAGTTCTTAGCGGATTCGTTACGCAATAAGGCTAAAGCTTGTGGGATTAATTGCTGATCCTGTGGGCTTAGTTGCATTGCACCACTGATCTTAACGATGGTGTCATCGGTAAAGTGGTTGCAGATAATCTGCGCCTTGATGCTCAAGAGTTCTGTAGCAAAGTCTACGACAGCGTGTTGCATGGTCTTTAATCGACCTGCCGCATTGTTAGACTTGATAATCTGTGCGCCAAGGGTTTCATTGGGGTCTGTCTGTCCACGCTGAATATCAGCGATACCCATAATCTCGTAGATTTGACCCTTAACCTGATCCATTGCCTGATACGACATCTGCAAGGCACTAGCTATTGGGGCAATATCCACAAGGTTAATAGCCCCCATCATTCCACCCTTCTCACTGAAGGCGGCATAGTTCTTAACAGGAATCAGGGTATTGTTCTCACCCTCGGAGAACAAGCGGGCAAGACTTGGTTCGGATGCGTCATAGACACCCCGTACTTTCAGGGCGTTAATGAAGCCATCTATGCGGTCAGCCAGCGTGTCTAATTGCTTGGCTTGGTCTTGGTATAGCGTAAAGTCAGGGATTGGTTCTAGCTTATCTGTAGTAAGTGTGGCGTACAGTGGTTTAGGGCAGGGCCAAAAGTTCTCAAGCTTTAACGGGTCAGGTCGTACATCTAAAATCTTACCCATTGACTTCGATAGCCAAATGACCTCGCCCGATGTCTTATCCCAAATCTCATAGATAACGGCTTCGGATGCGCCTTCACCCATCTTTTCGTTGAAAGTTTTAGAAGTTTCAGGTTTTGTGTCTAGGGGTATCTTGTTACCCAGTTCCTCACCAAAACGCTCGACCAAGGCAGGGCGTTCCATGTAGACCTTACGCCATACAGCGGTTACCTCTTGCCATGTGCGGGCAATTGTGTGACCGAAGTCACGCCAATAAACATAGTCGCATGGCGCACATTCGTATTCAATGCGCTCTTGATCCTCACGGTAGATACCACCTTCGGTTTCAGCTTCGTCTGTATCCTCAGTTACTTGTAGCCCATCTTCGGGGATGCCAGCCTCTTTACCAGCAATGTGTGGTTCGTAGCGTACCCATGATGTACCACGCCCACCAAGCAAACGGTCTAAGACCGACTGACTCATGGCAGACTTGTAGTCACCGTAATGGGTAATCTCATAGTCCAATGCCCGTTCAAGCATCATCGATGCCACCCGTGCTACTGGGTCATTATCTCTGAACCTACGGCTTACATCGGGTCTTGGTAGACGGGCAAAGATAGCTGGGGTAATGGTCTGTACATTTGACCAAAGGATATTGAATCGTGCGTTAGGGTTATTCCTAGTACGGCTGTCATCACGATACCGCTTGATGATGCGGTCAGTTCTGCTTTCCCATTCCTTGTACGCTCTTTCGTACCCTGCTATGGTGTTATACCAATTTTCGTAGGTGTGATCCATGTTAATCCTTAGGTAAAGTTACCCATTGCTATTACTTCTGCTCCTGCGCCAGTAGTTACTTTCCAAGCACCATTTTTAGAAAAAGTATTTATTTCAATGGAATAAACACCGATTGCAGTATTGGCGGCTACTAATACATGAGATGTAGTATTGTCTAACAGGCTTACAGTAGAAGTGGCTGTAGCGGATACAGTAATAACTAAACGGTGTAAATAATCGCCAGTTGCGCCAGTTGTGCCTAATACTTGGGCTGTTTGTGAAGCGGCTACGTGTTCGTAGGGTAATGCAAAGGTTGCGTTAGCGGCTGTCATATTAAATTCTCCTGTAAGTTGATTTAGGTGTTTGCTTCCACAATTCGTCTAGGGTTACTTCGTTTTCCCCGATAGATACGCCTTTAACCCTTGTATCTTTGAGGATAGGGCTATCTTCATCTTTCCAAACGATTGATAAATAGCGCATCGCATCGCTAGAGTGTGATGTCCAATCGTGCTTCGGGCGATCTCTAAATACTTTTTTATCATCATCCCACTCCCTTTGGTATTGGCGCAAACATTCAATTAGTTCGTCACACTTATTATCGAACCAAGCACGGGTTAATGCAAGTCTTGTAGCTTGTATTCCATCCTGAAGTGATAGGTTTGGAACAATTTTTAGCTTATTTATGTCAATTTTTGTCGCAATTTGTTCGATTATGCTCTTGCCACCACTCGCCAAGGTTTTAGCCCTAGCGTCATGGGGCAGGTAGTGATAGCCGTACTTGTACCCGTACTCATCCTCTTTCTGCGCTAGTAATCCGAGATAGTAGGGGATGGCTTGACCGTTAGACATATGGTGGTCTAGCACCCGTATCTCACCGTATACCACCTGAAACCAAATCACGGCCGTGGAATCATTAAAGCCCAAGTCCCAAACGGTATGGCATGGGAACATGGGGTCATAGTCCACCGATGTAATGCGCTCAAGGTCTGTAATCCTACGCATCTCCTGACCGTAAAATGCGCCCAGTATAGCGGCTTCAAAGCTACACAAAAACTCTTGCTCGTACTGGTTAGCTGACATTGAAGCTTGAGCGTCTGTCAGTTCTTCCTGCGCCAATAAGCCTGACTGATCTGCTCGTAGCGTTTTGGTATACCACCTGTCATTGTTTTGGGCTTCCCTATATATGTCGTAAAAGGCGTTATGTCCACGAGGTGTACCAATAAATACAGCCCAGCCAAGGCGATCAGCCAATAACGGTCTAATAATCTCACCCCAAACACGGGGTTTCATGTCGGCCATCTCATCCAAAACGATGCCATCGCAGTAATTTCCTCGGAGATTGTCAGGCGCATCTGCACCAAATAGCCTTATCCGTGCGCCATTATGTAGTTCTACCCATAACTCTGACTGGTTGGCTTTAGCCATAGCAGGTTCAGAGAAGCGTAATAAGTAGTCCCAAGCCACTGATTTGGCCTGACTGTAAAACGGGCAAAGGTAAAAGTATCTGCCGTCAGGTTTGTTTTCTTTAATTGCCCTGCGGATTAAGTCATTGATACTGGCTACCGTCTTACCTGCCCTTCGATGGCAGACCAATACAGCCCAGCGTTGTGTTCTTTTATGAAACTCTTTAAACGCTTCCCGTGCTTTGTACTCAAACTCAATAACGACTTCTTCAGTCATCTTTCCACTTATAGATGTGGACTACGGGTTTGGTTTCATCGCCTACCTGCTCAACACGGGCTAATTTAGGTACATGGTACTCAGCTACCTGCATGAAGCAATCGAATGCGACTTTAGGGCCAAGCTTCTCATTCATAGCGATTTCATCAAGCCATTCTTGTAGCTTGTGGCTGTTACCATCCACGAACCGTGCAATCGCCTCTCTAGCGAGGGCTGTTGACTTATTAGGCACACCTGCAACACGCCCGCCTGTCTTTTTTCTAAGTTTATCTACTGTAGAACTCATACCTTATCCAAGTGGTTGTTAAGATAGATTAATCTTTGGTACAATTATATTACAAAACAAGGAGATTGCAATGATACAAATTACATTATCCCGTAATACCAATGGTTCTATAAACTGTGAACTTAGTAACGATGCCATTGATTTAGAAAATGATGACTATGTAGCGTTGTTACAAGATTCTATTGCCATGCTTCAGTCCGAATTGCTTACGGCAGAATTACAAGCCTAATTTGCTTTGATTTTCTAGGTATTTGTAGTAGTTGTCGATTACCTGTTGGTCTATCAGTTCTGATACATTTTTGGAACTTTTTTC